ATCGTCTTCGACAGGAGGCACGGGCGGTTGAGCGTGTCGGGGCTTATGTTCGTGCGGAGTCGGATCGTGTGGTTTTGCACGAGTACATGTTGGAGGATGGGTGCCAGCCGGACGATTTCGAAGCAGTGAAGCGGGCTAACCCGTTGTCGACGATCACGGTGGAGGGGCTCCGGGCGAAGTACAACGATCCGACGCAGGATTTGAATGATTGGATGCGTCTGGTGTGTAATCGTCCGACCAGGGCTCATGAGACGGCGATCACTGAGACGGAGTGGGACGACATCGGCACGGACGTGGATATTCCTGCCGGCGCGTCCGTTGACGTCGGGTTGGATGTCGCGTTCAAGTGGGACACGACTGCGGCCGTTCCCTTGTATAGGCATCCGGAGTTCCGTCTTTTGGGTGCGGCGAAGATCCTGGTTCCGCCTCGTGACGGGTCTTCAATGCATCCGGATGTGATCAAGCAGGCGATTTTGGATTTGGCGTCGGATTACCGTGTGGATACGGTGATCATGGATATGGAGCGTGCGGCGGATATCGCGGCGTGGCTTGAGGATGAGCTTGGCGTGACGGTGATTGACCGGTCCCAGACGAACAAGATGGCTTGCGAGGATTACGAGGCCATGATGGACGGGATTCGTAATAAGACGGTCCGTCATACGCGGGATCGTGGCCTTCGGGCGCATGTGTTGAACGCTGTTGCGCGCCGGTTGCCGGGCGGGGACCGTCGTTTCGACCGCGCGTCGAGTGTGCGGCAGAATGTGGGTGCTCAGGACCGTCGGGTGATTGATGCGTTGACGGCGGCTGGGATGGTTGTGGAGCATTCGACGCGTGACACGCCTGTCGCGTCGATTTATGAGGAGCAGTACGCCGCTTAGGGCGATTACAGGGCGACTGTAAACCCGCGGGCGTCAATGGCGAAGATGTCAGCGACCTTGTTGTTGCGGTCGTAGACGGTGACCTTGACGCGACCGTCGTTGAGTGTGTCGAACTTGGCGGTATAACCGTCGCGGAGACAGTTCGTGAAGTGGCGGATGGTGCGCTCCTGGCTGGCGAACCAACGGGGCGGAATCTGCTGTGTGGACATGTCGGGAGTCATCGTGTCTTAGCGACTGCGGCCAGTGCGGCAGAGTTGTGCGGAAGGGCGGCAATCTTCTTGTTCTTGAACCATGAGTCGGCCTTGTCTCCGTGCTTGACTGCCGATGCGATGATGGCAGCGGTTGCGGATGCGCGATCCTTGGCGGTACGGATGTCGTCTTCTTCAGTCTTGGTGATGGCGAGGGCGGCGCGGTAGGCCGTGGCGTATGTGGCTTGGTCGCTCTTCTGTGTGGACATGTATAGAACTCTACACCCTAGATGGAAGGAAGTCAAGAGGCTAAATGTGGCTCCCCTTCCGTAAGAAGGCCCTAACCCCGGCCCCAGCAGTCCTGGACGGCATCAACACCGGCTGGACCGCGTTCCCCGTGCTCGGCGGAGGGTCCCGGCAGCGCATTCAGGAAGCGTTCAACGTCGCGCAGTCCGCGTCTTACGCGTGGATGTACCGCAAGAGCCCCGCTGTCCGGACCGTGATCGACGTGATCGCCATGAACGTCGGGCAACTCGACCTCCGACTGTACGAGGAGATCAGCGACGCTGAACGGGAACCGCGGCCGGACCATCCCGCGGCCCTCTCATTGCGGTACCCGTCTGAGACGGTGACTCAGGACGAGTTTGTCCGGCAAATGTTCACGGACAAGCTGATCTATAACAACGCGTACGCGTTGATGATGCCCGCGGCCGGGAACCAAATCTCGTTGTTTTGGTTGCCGGCGCACATGGTCGAGATCATGGGTTCTTCCTTGTTCGCTCCGGACGCTTACCGGGTTCGGAGGATTGATGGGTCAGCGGTGGAGTATCCGCCCGCGAACATTTTGCATTGGCGGGGCGAGAACCCTGAGGACCCGCGTTTGGGCTTGTCGAAGCTCGAAACGCTCAGGGACGTGGTCGCGGAGGACGCGGCCCTTCAGCAGGCGGTGGTTGAACTAGCGAATTCGGGTCTTAGTCAGCCGATGTACGGTTACCGGCCGTTGGAGGCCCCGCCGTTGTCGCCTAAGGCCGCTACGGGCTTGTCCGAAGACCTCGGTAACCAACTGAAGTCGATCAATCGTAGGCCCCCGATTTTGCAGGAGGGCACGGAACTTCGGCCGTACGGGGTGAACCCTCGGGACGCGGAGATGATGGAGTCCCGTAAGTGGGCGTTGGAACGGGTCGCGTCCATGTTCGGGGTCCCGTTGGGCATGGTCGGCCTTGACGACAATTTGGAGGAGGCCCGGGACCTGTTCTATACGGACACGGTCCCTCCGTACTGCGAGGACTTCACCAAGACGCTGAATCTGCGTGTCCTGGTCCGGGTTTATGACTGGACGGACGGTTGTTACGAGTTCAACTTGGATGAGAAGCAGATGGGCAACGAGCGGATCAAGACGCTCGTGTCTGCGACGGGCCGGCCGGTGATGTTGACGAACGAGGGCCGGGCGAAACTGAATCTTCCGGCGGTTGAGGGCGGCGACGAACTGGTTACGCCGGCGAACGTGATTGTTGGGGAGAACCCGAAGCCGTCCGTTGACATCATGCCGGTCCAGGACCCGAACAAGCCGCCCCAGGACGGCTCATACCGGACGGATGACGGCAAAACCTTCTCTAAGGCGGCGATTGCCGACCTCATCCCCGTGGGTTCACAACTGATCAACGAGTCTGAACGGCTCCCTCAACTGCATCCGGGCCGTAAAGGCGACTTGGACCGCCAGTTCCGGAACATTGACCTTGCGAAAGCCGAAATGGAACGGCATTACGCCCGTATCGAACGGAAAGTGTTCGGGAACGGCACCAGAACCAAGGCAGCCGAGAATTTGCCGTGGGACCGGTGGGACCGCGAGTTCGGGGACGACCTGACCCGGCTAGTCGAAATGGTCGTTGAGAAGGAAGGTGGCATTTACGCTTTCAAGCTCGGCGGCGGCAATTTCGACATGAGCAAAGTCCAGCATTACGTGCAAGCGATGGGCTCGGGTGCCGCGGAGGCGATCAACGCGAAGATTCGCGAGGAAATCGACACGCTAGGCGCGGTGGAGGCCCTGAATTTGAAGGGGCAGCACGTGGAGTCTGCCGGCGCAGGGTTGGGCGCTAACGCGACCCGTTGGGCTCGTGAGGAGGCGGCCCGTCAGTCCCCTTTTCCAGAGAACAGGGTGAAGGTGTGGGTGCCTGACACTAAGCGTCACGCTGCGTTCGGCGGGCAGACGGTCCCGTTGGGGGATCCGTGGCCTGCTGGGTTCGCTCCCGGGACTGCACCCGGTTGCAAATGTACGGCGAGTATTGACTGAAGCCGCCTGAAAGGACGGGCATGGATCATCTCCTGTTGAAGGCGGCTACCACCGCCACCGATCAAGGCATTTTCGAGGCGGTGATCAGTACCGCGTCAGAGGACCGGGACGGCGACATCGTCGAACCGTTCGCGTTGGTGAAGGCTCTCGCGAAGTGGGCGGACATCGGCAAGCTGGTGCCGCTCGCGTACAGTCACCGGGACCCAAGTACGGGCCATTTCGTCGTTGTCGGGCATATCGACCCGGCTACGGCCCGCGTGGACGGTAACCAGGTGATCACGAAGGGGTTCGTGGATCAGTCGACGGAGCGGGGCGCTGAGACGTGGCGGCTCGTGAAGTCCGGGACCTTGAGTTTCAGTTACGGCTATTTGGTGCCTGAAGGCGGGGCGACGAAGCGGGCCGGCAAGAAGACCGGGTTCCATATCACCGAACTTGACCTGTACGAGATTTCGGTAGTTCCGGTGGGCCCGGCGAACAATGAGACAAGGGTCCTGGAGTTCAAGTCGGCTGAGGACTTGCGCAAGGAGTCGGAGCGTCGCGAACGGGAACTGGCAGAGGTGGAGATTCCGGACGCTGAAGTGGTCGAGGTTGAGCCTCACCCGCTGTCTAAGGCGTTCGGCTCTACGGACTTCGGGGAGATGACGCCCGAACAGATTGCTGATCGACTCGACAAGTTCGCGTTGACCGGAGATGTGCGGCTGTATGTGCGTGCCATCCCGGCTGACGAGTCGGAGGGCGTTGTCGCCGGCGAGATCAAGGCCGTGTGGACGACCGCTTACATCAACAACTTGCCTGACTCAGCGTTCCTGTATGTCGAGTCTGGCGGCAAGAAGGACTCTGAGGGCAAGACCACGCCTCGGGGGTTGAGGCATTTCCCGGTGAAGGACGCGTCAGGTAACGTTGACCTTCCGCACTTGCGTAACGCACTTTCCCGTA